GCCCCGCCTCTCGGCGGGGCTTTTCCTTTAGGCGATTATTCGACCCTCCGCATCGATGCACTCAAGGAAGGGCATGGGGACGAAGTGTCGATCTCGCTCTACGAGTGGGATCGGACCATATCGGAGCGATTCCAGTTCGCGAACGCTGGTGTAACCGAGTTCGGCCCCACCCGATCGTCCCTGACCGTAAAGGTCTGCGTAGCAGAACACGATCTCATCTTCGGGATCGTATTCGAAGATCAGCCAGGTGGCTGGTCCAGCAACCGCGAAGAACTTCGCTCGAACGAACAAAGTCTCGTCGGTGCCTTCGGCATTGCTTCCAATCGCGGGAAGCTCGCTTTTTAGTTGGTCATTGATTAGCCTCATGACAATAAAACTATACCGTACTCGGTATAGTTTTGCAACCTAAACAGCAAAAAAACTCAAACTTTTTATCGTATGATCTGGCAATGCTGGAGCATCGAGACGACAACCAATTGAGACCTCAGGTTTGGGCATTTCTTCAAGACATCGTCGGGGTGTGCAAGAAGCATGGCCTGGTCCTGTCGGAAGATGGAGATCAGCTCGTCATCCGAGCGTACGAGGGCGACAGCGACCGCGACTGGATAGAGGACGCAAAGGACCTGTCTAGGTAGAAACAGGCTTATTCGATCAGCGGATTGCTTGAGGAGAAGAGGTATCGGCCAACATGAAGGGCGAATCCCTGCCAAAGGGTGAGATCGACGACGACGCGGTCGACCGCGCAATAAGTGCTGCGGCAGTGCGGCTCGGCCTGACTCAAAAGAAGCCTCTGAAGCGATCCTGCCCCGATGTGATAGCCGATACTATACAAATGTCTACGCATCAAGATATGATGGATGGGATGAACTCTGAACCTGAAACCCTAGGACCACCTTTGAAGCCGATCGTTACACGCCCAACCGAGGAAGACGATGAGCTACCGACGCCTTCCGAGCGAGACGGAAGTCCAAAGGACTGAGCGTCTCATTCGGCAATGTAGCCTCTGGGCCTCAGAATTCCCCGTAGCGTCGCCCTTTCGGCACTTCTGGTCACAAGAGGCGTCTCGACACCGAAAACGCCTACAAACGCTTACAACGCACCGCGACGCGGTTGCGGTCAATGGGCATGGGGTGCTTTATTTGGCGGACGACAAAGAAATCTGGTGCGCCGAAGATGCCGGAGACACTTACAAGCTGACTCTAGTCCACCGTGGCCAGGTGGTCCGGGAACCGATCATCGTTACGCGGGAATCGTTTGGTCACGGGAGGATGAAAGATTCATGGCTGTCTTTAGAATCGTTACCTGGCGCTTGGTGTCGGCTACTCATAGATGGCGAGGAGTGGACGCAACTCACGAATGGCCAACGGAACGGTCTGATAACCATGGCGGGAATCGCTCAGGACAAAGCAAAAGGTCTATCACGAAAAAATTAAAAAGTCCTTGCATTTTTTGATTGTCTGCCATATAATCAAACCATGGAAACAACAATTGGTCTTCGATACTTCGCCGCGATCGCTATTCCTATGCAGTCAAAGCCATTCCTTTGGGAAGGCGATGAAGACGAACTCATCTCCCTTGCGCAGAGCGAAAATGAAGCCGGCGGCTACTCGATCGAAACGCTTAACTCTCTCACCGCTATGTTTGGAGACGAGGAAGAGATTCCCGCCAAGGCGCTTGAGATCGTAAAGCGCGACGGAAACGTCGTTGAAATTAACCACGAGTTCTTTACCGTTAAGGAAGCTCCCACCAAAGTCGAATGGGCAAAAGAGGCGTTTGGCAATGACTATTACGCTTGCCATTGGTTTGAAGGTGATACTCCAGAATCCGCCAACACTCAAGCGAAGGAGTTTGCCGAAAGCTACCAAGGCCATCGGTATCCCTATGTGAATGGGCTTTTTCGATGAGCCAATTAAATCTGAAAGGTCTTCATCCAGCGCCAAAGTGGATTCTTGGTGAAGATTCAGACCTAAAAGAGTGGCTTGTTCATCTGGACAAGCCACGTTTTGCGTGCCGTGTTCGACAGACCGATTTCACGGAAGCAGAGGAAAACGCCCCCGAAGAATTTAAGGTCTTTGAGTTTGGATTCGCAGACGCATTCAGCGATTTTCTGTGGATCGACGACCAGCCGCCAGAGGAGGAACTGACCGTACTCCTTGGGCTAGGCGCTGATTTTGTGGAGAGTTTCGTTGAGTAAATCAGAAGACAAGCCAAAAGGTCGCGGCGGACCAGGGCGCGGCCAGGGGCGAAAACCGAACGCAGTGCCGACGAAACGAATCTCAGTCCAGGCTCCTATCGCTGATTGGATCACAGAGAATCAAGACACGATTTACAAAGTGTCGGGCATCCCCAAACCAAAACACGACGCCCTCAGTTAACTACTGTGGGCGTCGTTATGCTCCAATTCCGAGGGCTCTGACTTCCAACTCTTCATCAGACAGAGACTGGAAGAGCGCGGTTAATTCCATGGGATTGGAAGCAGGGTCTAGCCAAGCATCGACGCCCTCGTCCCTGAGCACGACGGGGATCCGGCTGTGATACTCGGCCGCCTTGCCGATCGCGTCCGTCGTCACCATCGTGCAGGTCGGGCCTGGATTGTCCCGGTATGCCCACATTCCGGCAAAAACAAAAAGCGGCCGGTCGACTACTGAAAGGCGGTTAGCAACCTTCGATCCTTTCTCGCCCGTCCATTCGCACCAGGCGGACGCAGGCAAGAGACATCGGCGCGACTTCATCGATGCGTAGAACATCCCGCGCTTGTTTTCGAGGTTGGTACGAATGGTGTCGTCTCGAGCGTTGTTCGGCGCTGTCCTCCGGATGAAGGTGGCGAGGTCCTCGTCTTTCACCCATGGCGGCACCAATCCCCATTGGGCCATTTCGAGTTCGCGTTCGCCATCATCGTTGAGGCGAATCATCAACGTCGGCTTGTCTGGGAAGAGCTGGAGCGGACCGTGATCGGTCACGCGGATCCGTCGAACTGAGTACCGTTCAGCGATTTTTTCTACTTGATGTTCAATCCAATAGCGGTTACACACTTAATCAAACAATATAATTGATGCAGAGAAATTACTCAAACCTCCGATGATTACACACACGTTTAATTCATTTCAGAAATTCGCAAATTCCTTATCGCTTCCAAACATGAAGCCATACATCGAGCGTCGCAAGAGATTAGCAATGCGCCTGAATAGGAGTTTTTGGGGAATCGATTCTGAATCAGATCACATGGTGGTTGTTGGTAGTATCGGGAGGAAAACCACACCGGGCCCCGCAAAGGATATCGACGTCCTTTTCCAACTGCCTCAAGAAACTCGACGAAGGGTGTCTGGATTTATGGGCAATTCTCAATCAGCGTTGCTTCAAATTATTCGTAACGAATTACGAAAGACCTACCCAGAAACCAAGATCCGAGGCGATGGTCAAGTAGTTGTCGTTGGATTCTCGGACACAATGAAGTTCGAAGTTGTTCCAGCCTTCATACAGAATGACGGTTCTTTCCTCTACCCAGACAGCAATGTTGGAGGGCAATGGAAGTGCTGCAATCCAAAGGCTGAACAGATTGCTTTCGATGAGTTGAATGAGAAACTCGATGGAAAGCTTCGCCACCTTTGCCGAATGACAAGAGTATGGCGGAAGCGATTCTCAATTGACCTACCTGGCATCTTCATTGATGCAACTTCGTATCATTTCTTAAATGATTGGCAGTATCGAGACGAGAATTATGAATACTACGACTGGATGTTTCGGGATTATATGGGCTATCTATCTTCGATAGACCCTAACAGGAAAATATGGTTTGTCCCTGGCAGCAATGCGAAAGTTTGCCGACCATTCAATATTGTAAAGAGAGCCAGTGAGGCCCATTCCATCAGTTCGGATGCTTGCGAGTTCTCTTTAAAGGGAGACCACCGCCGGGCATTCCTCAGATGGCAACAGATTTTTGGGGGAAGATTCAGTGGAAAGTGATGATCTCTATATGATCTATGAAGATGAAATTCGAGAGTCTTTTGGCAAAGTTTGCTATACGCACAAGACTCACCTAAAGATGATGGATCTTTTACGTGGGCGATTCGACAAGCTAAAACATTGCCAGATCTTACTTTCGGCATTAACGGCCAGCACTCTCGTAGCCTATCTTGTCAAGAGTTTTGATTGGGCACCAGTTGTTGCGGCTATTCTTGCGCTGATATTGACCTATCTGAATACCGCATTGAAAGAAGGCATTCTACTGGAACAGATACGCGACCACAAGGACACGGCCAGCGAAATTTGGATTGTTCGCGAGAGTTTCATATCACTAATTGCTGACATAAAGACTCGATCAGTTACTGTACTAGAATTGAGAACGACTAGGGATCAATTGAATGATACGCTGAAAGAAATATACAAGAGAGCTCCAGAGACAAACGCTGTCGCCTACGAAAGAGCAAGAAAGGCTCTTCAATTCGATGGAGAACACACGTTTGAGCCAAACGAAGTCGACCCATTGTTACCTCCAGGTCTTAGAAGGTCAACGAACTAAGGGCGCAACTGACTGATATCGCAGGATTCCTGAATTCGACAAGGGCGAATGGCGCATAACTATGTTTGAACTGTTACTTCGATCTCCAGCCCCACACTGGGAAAAACAACCCAATCGGTCGGCGAAACCTTCTGAATCAACGCTGGAGCGGTCTGCTTCATCGTGATCGGATCGAAGTAGAACGCTTTCAAATTAGAATTTTGATTCGCGAACCGCACCGGGCCGCCACCGGCCACGATCCAGGGAAGAGTGCCGGTCGCCGCGATCGACAAGTACTTCCCGTCGTCTTGCGTTGGCACCGAGATGAAGCCCGTCGGCTGCGCCGTTCCACCTCCCGAGATGAATAGGTGCTTCGACGACGGGATCGGAAGACCATCAGCCGAGACGATGCAGCTGAGCTTTCGTTCCCCCCACGGATCGCCCGACGTCTTGAACCGAACAAGATCCGTTTCGTAGGTGGTTTCTCGCCCACTGGTGAAGGTTTTGACCGGCGATGGGTCCAAGAACACGTATCGGCCCAAGTGCCGCGCTGCGGCCCGCATGGGCTCCTTCTCGGTGTATCGCTCGACGAATGGTCCCTCGGCCAGCATTCCTTTGTTTGAAGCGGAGAGGAACCAACAGATCGCGGACAGGCCTTCCGCCTTCGCCTTGGCCGCTAACCAGAGCTCGTTTTCGAATCGCAGCGGGTTTGGCCAAAGAGATCCCACCTCAAGGATTCCGCGCGGCTGCCCGGCGCCATACGCCCAGATGTCGGCGGTCTGCCAAGGCTGCTCAGCCCAAAGCGTCGCGTAGTACTTCGTGAGAGGATCGCCCTCGCGAGCGTCGTCACCGTAAAGGTGGGAACTCACGATCGGGAAAGTCGGCGTGATCTTCGACCAGTCGCCGGAGACGCCGGCATTCTTGAAGAGCGGGAAGGCACTCAGTTTCGCGTCAGACATTACGGACTTGATGTGGGTCACGAAGTCGGCATAGGTCGCAGGATCGCCCGACTCTTCGTTCAGTGGTTCCACCGCCAAAAGCGCCGGCGAATCGCCAACGGCCGCGGCGAAGGCCTTGATCCGTCGATCGATCTCGGCACGAGCTGAAACAGCGTCTTTGTCTGATCCGCCCTCAAGGGCTTTGCGCTGCAGGTACTGGAAGTCACCGAATGGCGAGGCGTCGGCCGAGGCCAGGGAGACGATGATGTAAACGCCGAACTTCTGCCCCGCGGAGAGCATGTACTTCATCGGCGCGTATCCTCGCGTCTTGATCAGCGGGTCGACGTGGTGAAGGCGCAGGAGGTTGTATCCTCGGGCGAAAATTTCGCCAACGATCTGGTCCGCTTCGGCCTGATTCGCCGGCATCGCGGCTTCATAGTTGAGCGTCGTGCCCCAAAGCTTGGTTGTTACGACCTGGCCAAGTTGACTCCCGACGACGGCCAGGCGCGAGGAGATCGGAGTCGGAGTTTTGTCGACCTGGTTTTCCGAGACCTGGGCACGACCGATTGTCACGAGAACAAGGGATACGATCATAGTGAGCGCCCTCATGGCATCACCGCCTTTGGGTAAGTCCCTTCGATTGCCCGGAAAACTTCCTCGGGTGTTTCGTTGACATAACGTCGCATGCCGTTCGGGAGGTCGATGATAGTGCCGCCGGGCGAGTTTTCATCCGATGGCTGAAAGGTCACGATGAACTCGGATTCGATGAACACCGGGGTGGGGGATTCGACACGCGAATGCGCGTCCGTGAACGTAAGGATCATGGGGTTCCTCCGGGCCGCTAGGTGCGGTCAGAAATAGAAAAGCCCGGCGAAGTGCCGGGCTTTCTCATGTGAATCTACTTTGAGCGCAGTAAGATCTGAACTAGGTGATTATATGTAAATCGCACGGTCGATATGTCGAGAACGATCCGCCCAAAAATCTACCGTTCGCGCTACCCGATCTGCTCTGCTAAAAACCGGTCTTTGCGTTAATCGTCAAACGATCATAGATTCATAATGAACCATGAGCGAACTAGAACCTAAGCATTGGGATGAATCGATTGTAAGCATCTGCCCTGCCGACAATTGGTATGCAATATTCAAAATTTACGATGCGTATCATGCCAAACGACTGGCTGTTTGGGCGGCTTGTCCGGGTTCTTCAAGCCCAATTCACGGAATTGTTGCTGATGACATGATCAGCGCGGTCTATGAGGAAGACGAATTCGTCCAATATCTGCATAAGGATGAATTGGCGGAATGGAGGAGCCAAGACAACAAGCCACTTACACCGTTTCCAAGATAGCTCGCTCAAAGGTGTCGCAACCTGATGTACTTTGGTTGCGTTAAAATCTGGAGATGTCGAACAGTGGCTGTTTCCTTGCGCTCGTCCAGTTGCCAGGATTGATATTAAAGGACATCGAGCGCAAGAAGAAATCGAAAAAGAGACCAAATCGCGACGTCGGCAATTCCAACCGTACGCGGCGGTCAAGGCGCTGACATCGCCTGAATTGGTCTCCCGCCATCACCCCGACCGCTTCTCAATCCCCTCTCCCATCTGCTCAAACCGCTCGAGGATCGCCGCACAGTTCTCCGGCGCCAGCTCCATCGCGTAGACGTTCCGCCCGGTGACGTGACCGGCGACCAAACGTCTAGGCGTTGGCAAAAATATTCGCAAACTCTTGCAAACTCCGATATACTCTAGGAAATAGAGTCTAGAAAATAGAGGTTCATGAAGAGTGCGTAACCCAAAGTGCGGAGAAACAGAAGAAATCATCATCAGGGCCCTTCTCAACATTGACAATGAGGGTAGCGGCGCTGATATTCAGCGTGAAATTGCACGTGTATTAGGGCGAGGCTTTACTCCTGGCAATTTTTATGGCACGGTAGATTCTTTGATCGATAAGGGCCTCATTGAAGTCAAGCAATACGAGTCGCCTTCGCCGAAGACGGGAAATCGGTCGGTAAGAATCCTCGAGGTATCCCCACGAGGAAAGGAGGCAGTAGTAGCCAAAGAGAGGATGCGCCGAAGCTTCGAAGCTAGCTATTCATTCTTTAGATCAGGAGGATTTCCTAGTGAGACGTAGCGATTCAGATGAGATGCGCAGGCATAGAATTGAGGCTACTGATGCAGTGAGGTCAATCCGTCGAACGAAGAGACTGGCTAAGCGTTTGATGTCAACAAATAGAGGCACTTGCTTTAGAGATGTAGTTCGTGCCCTCTGCAATCCGCAGTTGGAAACCTTACCGCACCCGGATTTGTTTCTGATCGCCGAGTTGTCTCAAGACTTATTGGAACTGATCAAGTCTGTCCCAACTGAAGCTCAGGTCGAATCAGATTGCCTAAGCCTTCTTGACACGATATCAACGGCATTAGCCGACGCCGGCATAGAGCCAGATTCCCCCCTCACCACCCGTTCTTGTATCCCCCGGTATATCGATTTTTTGACATACTTCATGGGCTCGGATTCACGTCGTGACTACCTGGCAAGCGAAGAGCCGATTTACCAAGAAATGCTTGGGAAGTTTAGCCGGACTTGGGTGAACGTTCGGTTCTCCCTCAAGATTGGAATGGTCGGACTTGAAGCATTTCTAATATGGATTCGAAAGCACTTGGTCGCGATAGTTTCAGAGTGGCTTACGGCTAGGGCCCGCAACATTTCGGATCATGGCCAACAGTAGTTAGGAGAATGGGTTCATTCGCTCGCTCATTGACAGGGCGTAACCTGGGTGGCTCTTTGCGTAATCTGAGTTAAGAACTCAAGGCCTAGTGAACCACCATTCAAGGAAACCTACTCAATGCAATCCTCTGTTTTTTAGTGGAAAAGCACGTGACTTTCGTCTAAAATATCCGCGTGTCAACGCAGCCGAAATTGTGCCCACAGTGCGGAACTGCTCAAGATGAATCTGCACCTAAGTGCTCCCGGTGCGGTCATGATTTCTCATCTCAGCCAATGCCTAGCAGCAAGCCCACAGTCTCAGTTAATTCAACGTCAAAATGGGACCTCCTCAATCGGTGGGGAGTGCTCTCAATACTAGCGGTTGTCGTGATCGGTGGTTGCTATCTCGCCTACTCTTTCGCGATTGGCCATCCCCTAGCCGGGACTTGGCTTGCATCGGAGAGCTTTGGAACCGACGGCAAGATGATCTTGAGAAAAGATGGCACCGGCGAATTTCAGTCAACAGCCGTGTCAAATGGAACGCCGACGAGCTTTCGACCCTTTAAATGGCACACAGAAGGATCGTTCCTGTTCTTTGATCCGCTAGAGGCTTCAGACTCTGCGCCAACCACCGCCCAGCCCTACCGAATGTACGATAGCAACCGCTACCTATCGGTTTCAGTCAATGGTCAAGCCTCCACCTGGAGAAGAGAGGAAAAGTAATCCCTATTCGATCGTAAGATTGCCCGCCAATCGCACGGGGATTTCCGGATTGTCCGTGATCCTGAGATAGACGTCATAGCGGCCTTTAGACAAAGTGACGGTGCCGGATGGGCCAACCAATATCTTCGCGTCGTAGGTTCCCGCAGAAGTGTCCCAGCTGCCTGCGAACCAGGTCGTCGGCGTCTTCCCTGGTGACACAAAGGCAAACTGCACGACGTCACCTGAAGGATCGAAGCTAACCATGTCTGGATTGGTAACGGTGACTCGAACGAACTCGAGTGACTGAGCAAGCATTTTCATTCTGAAGGTTCTCCAAAGCTCCAACCAGAAGCCGGACCAGAAGCCGCCCAGCTTGGAACTGGCGATGAAACGGACCAAGAGTTGAATGGTCGACCGCAAACCCAGGTGAGATCGCGTGAAGGAATTGAAGTCGGTCGCGCAAAATATCGCGGCGCGAAATAGCCGGGTGCAAAGTAGCTTGAATGAAACATCAGGTCACGTCCAGAACAACATTAGATCGGTTGCCGACGCTGTCAACGGTTGCCGAGATCCTCGTCTTGGACCCGTCTGTGCTTTTATATTCAATGTTCGTCGTCCCAGCACCCGTGTTGGTACCTGCAAGAGCTGATAGGCATGCCCGAAGCGCTTGGCGTACGGTAATTCCCGGATCCACTCCATTGGCGCCGTCGAGGATCGCCATGATGTCGTTTTGAAGTGCATCCACATCGGCACCAGTTGCGAGAGTGGCCGCCGCGATGGCCGTCGAGACTTGCGAGTACACCTCGGCCTGCGAGATGTCGTTCAGTCCATTCACTGAAGTTTGAAGCGTGTCCACCTTCCCATCGATCAATGAAGTGGTGCCGTCTATGGCTTCTACCGTGGCGAGCACTTCAACCATATCGACACCTTGCGCGGCAGTCTTCGCAGGATCGTACGCAGGAGTCAGGGCATAGCCGGTCTTGTCGTTGTTGGTGGCTACAGTGACGTTAAAACCAAAGGCAGACAAAGTGCGCGTCGCTGCTCCCCAGACCGCCGTCGCGATATCTGCGACTAGCGTCCCGAAGCCGGTCAGAGTTCGCGTGCCGACCGCCCAAATGTCCGCCGCTGAGTGGGAAGACCGTGAAGAAACAGTTGCATTCACATTCTCAACCCACTGTTCGCCTATGATCCAAAGCCCCGGTACGTGCCTCTGATCAACTGAGGTGTCTGTCGTCTTGAATAGAAACTTATAGTTCCCAGCATTGGGTGTTGAGCCAGAAGGCAAGACGTAGTCGTAAAAGCCTCCTCCTACTTCGGTGGAAGCCTGACCAGAGAGAATTAGACCACTTGAATCATAAACATCTACCGTCGGAGAAAGACCAGGCTTGGCGATGCCTCCCGATGTGTAGTGAGCAGTGACTCGAGCAGATTGATTCTTTTGAGTTAGCAATTAAAACACCTGCCAAATGCGATTGAGGTAGGCAAGCCATGGAGCTTGCTCAGCGAACGTCATCGTGCGATTAACCAAGATCAATCGTCCTAGTTGGACTTTGCCCGGGAGAATTCCGTTACGGTAGCCAAATAGCCTAGATCCGGTGTTGCTTGTCGGAGTTGTCGCATAGCTCGCCGAGAGGATGTAAGTCGACGCCGAGTTCGAAATGTTCTGCGGAATCGTGACCGATGATCCGTTGATACTTCCGTTTGCGGCTAGAGGCGGATCAGTTCCAAAGCGATTATTAGACTGAGTCGCATAGGAGTTGTAAGTGGCAAAACCATACGCTATGTTGCCGGAATCTCCAGATGTCCATACTGTATCGAGCGTGTTCGAAGGTCCCGGAAACGATGTCCTAATTACACGAACCACGGCAAACATCGTCAGTTTTGAAGAGTTGCAGATCGTGGAGGCGTAATCGAGATAGTCGTTAGAGCCATCTCCCTCCGCCATCCCGAGACCGTTTTGGACGTTCGCTCGCCAAAGCGGTTTAAGGGACGCAGAGCTCTGATCGTGGTGGTAGCCAAATGGCCCCTGATCGCGAATTCGTCCGATGACTTGATTTGCGCCAGTGGCGTTGACCTGTCCAGGCTCTTGCCAAATGAGCCCTGACGTAGCGCCGGAGAAGTCAACATCAAGAAGGTAATCGGGGTCCTTTGATGGGTCGAATCTTCCTGAAGCGACCGCCAAAGGCCCGAGCTGTCCAAAGAGAGGCGTGAGCATTCTAACCCGCGACGCGCTGGATAACAGACTCGCGCTCTTGGGTCGCAACGGCGCCACCATCGGCAAACGCGACCAAATCGAAGGCTACGCCAATGTCGATCAGAAAGTCGTTTCGACTCACCCCGCCGCTTTCTTGTATGAAGCCTTCGCTGTCGTCAAGGGCTTGCAAGGAAGGGTCATTCGAGTTAAGCGCCATTCCAGCGCCATAGTCGCCTCCGTTGTTAGCCACGTGATACGCCTTGAGCTCTCGCGCAAGAATGATGGTTTGCCGAAGCTGTTGAGAAAATGCCTTTGCTTTTGCAGCGGCAACTTGCACGCGCGATTTTTGAACTGCCATTGAAATCTCCTTAAAGTGGTTCCTCGAACCATTCCCGTCCGTCGTCAGTGGAACGGAACCGCCGGCGTTCACCGTCGACCATCCCAATCATGTCTATAAAATGAGTCGCGTCTTCGACGATCTCGACGTCGAATGAGGCGTCGTCAAATTCGATGCCCCCAATCCCGTCTTCATCAACTGGAAAAGTGCCTTGAGACACTTGTTTCCCGCTGAAGATCTCGACGCGAACCTTCTGGTCTTCGGACATCACGAAGAAGAGGTCCTCATGAGTTCGTCCGTTATGTCGTTCTCTGGCGTGAAGCACGTTGGTGTAAAGCGGATCACCGCTGGAAGGAAGGGAGATCCATTCGTCCCCGAAGTCGTGAGATATCCGGCGATAGAGCTCGCCATCTTTGATCGCGATGGCAGAGAAGTATCCTTCGTCAGAGTTGAACTCAAGCCGCTGACCACGCCAGCCTGGTCCTTCCTCAATCACCCGTTCGCGAAGCGCGGACGAGTCCGCCCTCCATCTCGTTTCGATGAGCCAGTTCCCGTCGACGTCGGCCCACGAGACCATGTATCCGGGATGGGAACTGCGTAGGGCAATCCCACCCTTTCCAGGCTCGATGAGCGGCACCGAGCCAAGCCAATAGACCGCACCAAATGACAGCGATTCATTGAGTTTCGCGTATTGGATCGATCCCGCTTGAGAAGGATCAGAGTATCGAAAGTGCAGAGCGTCACGATTGAGAGCCGCTCCTTCGGACGGAGATTTGTTCCCCCATTCCAGCGGCGAATACGCTGGCGGAAAGTGCCAATCGATGACCTGGAAACCGTAGCCGTTGTTGTTCTTGCAGTCGATCGTCAGATCCTGAGCGAACGATCCGTCGAAGGTCTCGCGCTTGATCTTTGCCGTCGCCGGTTTCGGTGTGGAAACAGCCAGGCCGTTCCCCCAAACCATCGACGCATGAAACATTGGCCCATCCCCCCACACGCCGGCGCGATCGCATCCAAAGAAGCCGGCGAAGAGGCCTTGGCCGATGAAATAGCTGTATTCAAGATCGAGGCCATCAGCCACGATGTCGACTTCGGGATAGAGCGTCCCATCGCGACGAATCGCCGGCTGATTGATGAGCACGGGGGTGAGATTGTCGACCCCCGTCGTGACGAACGGCGACGCCGTATCTGGCCAAGGCGTGAGACCTATTGGAAAGGTCGACCGGAAAGCGTCCAATCCGTCCACTTCGCCATAGATTTGATACTGAGCGTTGCCAGTTCCAAGGAAGTAGGGATTGTAGGTATCACCCGTCAGCGCAAACGGATCGTACGCATATCGCGGGCTCGATTGCCGCGCCTTCGCCTGATATCGGACTTCGCCGCCCCATTCGCTCAGCGTGATCGTGTTGTCCGCGAAAACAACGTAAACGCCGGATACAGACCAGATGCCGCCGAAGCGACCACTGGAATAGAAACTAGGATGCGCCGCCTCGACATTCTGTCTATCCAGGCGGGCGAATTCCTTCGCTGGTGTCCAGGTTGGATAAGGAGTCGGCGCACCGTAGAAAATCCTTTCGGGATTCGCCGTATCAATCCAAACCTTGTTCGTGCCCTCTTTTACCGAGACTTTGTATCCTTTCCTGAAAACGAGAATCCCAACCGGTTGGTCAAGCCATATTTCAATGACTCCCGCTTTTTCTGCTGTACACGTCACCGAGAGATATCGATAAGGATGGACTGTCCCGAAGGTAGAGCCAGAGAGGCGTGAGAAAAACACCGCCGACTGTGGGCCATTGACCAGAGTGTTTCCACTGATTGAGTATCCGGGCGCCGCGTAGTTGATCTGCCAAACTCGGCCGGGCGCACCTGGCTGCCTTGGCCAAGGCAAGCGTTGCTTCAGCTTGATGTTGCGGAGCGTAAATTCTGCATTCGCGTTTCTCGGTGGAGAGAGCGGAACAGGCACATTCTTAGCGCGAGAGTCTGGCCGCACCAATGGAAGCAAAGGCACCTTTGTTGGAGTTTCCCCTCCATTGGCCGCGTAGACGCTCAGCCACGCGTTACCCGCGCCTTTCCACCTCTGGATGGGGGTTCCACCTGTGGCGGAAGCTCCGTTCAATCCACGAGCGTCGATCATGACGCCACCGAGTGGATACTTCAAGTTTGACACCGGCGGATTGCCGTATTTCGTTCGATTGATGCCTGCGGCGGTGAGTCGTCCGTAGTATTCAATCCACTGAAACGACTCACTGACCGTGGCTTCAAAACTGCCTGTTTTTTCCTCAACGACAGCGGGGTTACCCCCTCCGAATATGCTTTGCAGGAAGAGAACTGGCTTGCTTACTTCGTTGCCATCCAGATCCTTGAGGTGAAACTTTACCGAGTACTGCCAAGGAGACCACCACTGTTTGGAGATGAACGCAGACACTCCATCGCCGGGGTTATCTGTTGGCGGACCTTGTTCAAGAACCGTCATGATCTTGCCAGGCTCGCTCCTATAGGATGCCTTTCGGCCGGGAGTGAGAGGCGATTCTTGCTCGTCCTCGATCACAAACGCGTCGTTAGCCTGCCCCCAATAGGAGTACTCGACGACATCTGTTTCCGAATAGCTGTAATAAACAATATTTGGAGACGGATTGACCCCAATGGTGCTCCCGCCGCCAATGATCTGGATCAGCCCCGGAACGGTCCGTATGACGTTGTCGCCATATCCCCAATCACCGACCTTCGTCCAAGACCCGGCGGGAGAAGAAAGCGTATAGGTCACTTTCCACCGCCTTGGCGCCGGAAGATACGGCTGACCCGCGGACGCTGTGGTGTAGTCAGTCGAAAGCGCGCAACCCGGACCGCCTACCGACTGCCACAGGCCGCCAAAGACCTGCCCCGCAGATCCCGCGCCACCCTCGGCCGGGTCGACAGTTGCTACCCAAGTCTCTCGATATTCGATGAAACCCGCCCCACGAAACTCAAGTGTTGGTTGATCCGAAAACCAAGGCAGACCACCCGGGGGCAGGTAGAACGGATTGAGCGTTTGAGCAGGCGCTCGGAGATTTTCGAGGCCAGTCACCGTGTCGAGATAGGCTGCAGTGAAGTCCTGCCGATGACGATATTCGAAGACCGTTACTTCCATCAGTCCTCGATGTCAGCAGGAAAGTCGTACCCCCGCAATTGCGGCAAGGAACCATTCGGGCTTTGCGGATTCCATATGGTCCCATCAGCGTTATAGAGAATCCCCTTGGCTCCCTGTAGCCCGTTTTCTGACGCAGAGAAAATGGCGGAGAACTTCTCACCAAATCCATTTTGTCGGTTCGAATACATCCGCAGACCTTCTTGAATATCTCTAAGATCCCTTCCAATCATGGCTACCTCGGGGGATGTGCATCAGGGCGAAACTTTGTGGCGCTGTAGTTCGCCCGCTTGTTTCGATCATTTGTCCAACTTGGTTCGACCTCGTCTATCAGCCACAACTCACCATCGATGTAAATGGGATCCCACTTTCGAAGTCGATATGTGAATTGATCACCCCAATCAGCATCAAAGTGTCGCCACTGATATCCGAAGCAAAGATCTTCGTATGCACGCCTTCCAATCCACTCGAACGCGTCTCGACTTGGACAATTGGGGAGCGGAATAACTTTTATGTGTTGTTGGCCCATGTAGTCCGGATGTTTCACGTCGGGATTCAGGTTCTCCGGGTTTCTGAACCCACGAGGATTGCTCCAGACTCTCGAAACAGTGTCCTTCCCAATCAAGCTGAAGGACTCGGCGTAATTGATGTCAGACTGATTCACTTCGCCTTTGTAAACGATATCGGACAAGAGCTTTTGAGGAATATCCGCGAAAAGATCTGCGTTCGTGGTAAGGACAAGGGTCGTAAAACTTGGCGGGCGCGGTCTCCGTTTCAAATTCGAGTGCTTATATCGAGGAACTCCCTCATACTTGGGATCTTCACCCGCTGCGCGATAGGAAGCATCATCTTTAAAGAATGCGGCTTTGGGACGAGTCGCAAGCGTTTGCTCTGGAGTTGGCCTCTTGTAAACATGCCATGCATGGTCTCCTAAATCCCATACCCAGTGCCAACCGAGGATGTTTTTGATCAAATCATTCACGAACTGATAAAGAGGCGTGACCGGATCAACGTACCAAATGTCGTCTTTCTTATTGGCGCCTTCCTTTTGGCCGCCTTTTGGTCCTCCGCCATCGCCCTCGGCCCAGAGCCTGAAATTCCACCGGCTGGCATCGGTCCACTCACCTTGGTAGTAAACAGGGTCAAATACGATCTGTGATGATGGATCGTAACCTACAGCTTCGCCACAACGCCGGACGGCATCTTGCCACTTCCATGGTCTCTTTACCTTTGCTGAATCGAAAGGGTCTTGTGTGAAGTTCAGCCCTAAAACATGACCACGGAGAAACCTATCGGCCTGACCAACACAATCGAATACAAGTTTCTCAGGTCCTGAAGTCGGCGCTTCTCCGACTTCGTTTTGCAAAGCAAATCCCTCAAAATAAGTGATCCCCGATTCATCGTCGAACAGTCTGCATGCGGCATAGCTTCGCTCTATGTAATCAGATGCTTGGCCACGCGAATTGTCTACTGAGACTGTTAGTCGGGACCGCTCGGGGCTATCACCTTGGTAGATTCTCTGGCCAAGCGTTTTAAATGAGTGTGGAATTGTGCTCGATGATTCAAAGATTGGTGCCTTGTCAATTCCATATCCATAGAACTCAGGCGACTTACTAGATGTTTTTAGGGTGCCTGATCCTCCAACAAGGTCATTAGCACCTACCATCGCGCATCGTAACGCAGGGCATTGCTGACCATTGTTGCTTTCGAATGGCGCTAGCGTTGCCTGACTAAACAAAGCTCCATCGAAGAAGCCGTAGGAGATGTTCCCTCCATTTAGGTCATGCAGGGTGTGGTAGTAAATCTGATTAGTCGGAACGAAACCTAGGTCTTGACCCTTGTCCCAGAAAATAGCAGGGGCCGTGACTCCCGAGAAGAAAGCTAATCGAGATACTTGAATGAAAGCCTTATACTCCCGACTGATTCGAAGTGTCCACGGTCCAGCTTTCGTGATGACCGGCTCACCGTTCGGTAGCTTATGTAAACTACCACTGAACCTATATGAACCACCAATTCCAGCACCTTTCTTCGCCTTCCATAAATACAGTTCTTTTGCCCAATCTCGAATATCTCGATCTATGTAATCCACATGGAAGTCGATTACTCGGCCAGCGTGTGGAAAAATGAGGATGCGATAGACAGATCCAAACCCTTGACTGTGCCAAGCTGGATGCCACTTAAAACTATACAAGTAAGCATAGGTTTGAAAGTTCTCAGTTCTCCAGAGATGAGCATCACCAGTTGAGTCGACTACTAGAGCGCAATCGCCAAAGTAAAACGTGAACATCTCAGGACGCGCACTTGTTGAACGCCCCTCAAACCGAAATCTAAGTTGATATCCAGTGTTCTCCGGGAATGACTGCACGCTTTGTAGTGCGTTTACTCCTAAGGAGGCCTTTGCGTTCTCCAGCTTTGAAAGCGTCGGTACTTTCACTCCTCCAGGGTGGTCTTGCTGATTTGCTAGAGCGTCTTTTCCAGGTCCGGCATAATTTTTCTTCTTGATGATTGAATGAAAGAAGTAGTCGCTTTGATTATCTCTTCCCTCCGGGACCTCAGTCCACCAATCCGCATCGTAAAGACAGTCTGAAAGTCGAAACTTCAAATAGTCGTATGTCTTTTCTCCCGAGAAATCAGGTGTAAGATTGATGGGGTAGAGCGTTATGGATTCTGAGCTTGGCCAATATTTGACCCTATACTTGTCATTGTGGCGAGACAAGCTTGCTGCCGTTCGCTGATAGGTGATTCCGCGCTCCTTTAAGTAGAGTTGCGGAGTATCAAGTTCAAGTTTAGTTCCCATGAGGCATTAAAAAAGGCCGCGTTGATGCGGCCCAAGATTAGATGATTCTGATTGAAATGCTTTTAAGGCTGTCGCCTACGTTGCTTACTCTCCAATATCCATCGGTAATGTCGGCACTATAACTCCTTCTTTTGCAAGGAGTTCGAAGATTTTGAGTTTGCCTTTGCCAGTGATGAGAGTAAGGCCGCTAGACATCGACTCGCCAGATTTAGGATGCGAATAAGTTGTCGCAATCCTGCGGAACCATCCTTGATCCAAATACTTCTGATAAGGCGCGTTGTGGTCTTTTCCACCACCAATAATCAACTTTCGGGAGCGGAGCCACTTATAGAAACGAATCTCTCCCCACTGGAATTCCTTCGCCACTTCTGCGACCGTTTGAGCGTTTACCGCCTCGTGAACACGCTCGGCGAACTGTGCTTTGGGGATAAGTTCACGATTCCTCTTGGAAAGCGCGGCATTCTTGGACTCAAGCTCCCGCTTTTCCACAATCTGTGCCAAAAGCGTCCGAATGGCCGACTCATAGTCTTGGGGCACCGGCGGAAGCGACGTTTCTGCCCTATGAGTTTGAATCGCAAAGTAGGACTGGGCCAGAGCTACTTGAGACTTTCTCGGATCACCGTTCATCGCGACCAAATAGCAGGCGTATCGCGAGAGGTGGAAGTCGTCAACCTCCAGGGTAATCGGACCGTACTGGTTCCTACTAATCTGGGTTTTGCCGGCGCTGGCAAAATGCTCCGATGTGCTAAATCCAAGGTTCGCACACGATATTTCTGCCCGCTCACTGATGCTCCTAGACGATGACGAAAAGGGTGTAACTATTTGTAACACCCTTGGTGGCCCCCAAGGGGTGTAAAAAACGTTTACACCCCCACCACGAGCGGAACACAAGAGATCGCCTTCATCGCTTCCAAAGAGCATTTTCGAGGAGCCTCGAAAATGGGGCCATTGAAAACCTTGAATGCTCTGATGAATTTAACCAGCGCAATTTTGCGCCCGTTACCTACACAGACGCCCTTTGGCTCTGCGCCTTTCCCACCCGTGATCACTTTGCCGGCGCTGGCAAAGTGATCAAAAGTGAGAGCGCTTTTCAAGCGACTTGCCGAATCATCCGTTCGGCGAGGTTTCGGAGAATCGGGAGATCGTTGATCGAATCGATGTAGGCGATCTTTGAGCCCATCCTCGCCCGCACGGTTTCAAGTTCGAGATTGATGCCTCGAAGGCGTGAGTATTCGTCATAGAGCCGGTGGTAGGCGTCCTGGTAGTCAATCCCCGTGATTCGCGCATAGCGACCAATGAGGTCCATGACCTTCTTTCGCATGCCAAAAGCAGTCGGTGATTCAATTTCATCTCCTGCAACAGGCTCTACAACCTTTAGGCGATAAACGGCAGGATTGCCAATCCCAGCGATTGCGTGGTCACCGGTTCCACGCTGAACGTCCAGTTTGTCAATCAGTGACGTGACGGACCCGGTCAGAGAGATCATCGATTTCATCATCTCTACGAGCAGTTCGTTGGACGGTGCCGCTGGTTGTGGCGAGATACTGTAGCTCCCGGTTTTGCGGATCTGGGGGAGCACTTCACTATAGACCCAATCCATAAACCTCTTGGCCTCGGGCTTTGAGGATCTTGCGACCATCGCGTATAGGTTTCGTTCGTTGATAAACAGTATTTCCTGCTCACCGCTGGAAGTGGGGGTGATAAATTTCATCACCCCCCTTGGGTCACACCATTCGGACCTTGTGAAGTTTGTTGGACGCTCCATCTCCAGGATGGCGCCGACATCCGCCAGGCAGAACCATGGCTCGTCGTCTACAATGTTGGTGCGTACGGGCTTTTCACCGTACGTGAACGCTTGAAGAAGGGTGTTCTCTTTCATGTTTCTCCTCAGCGTGGAGATTTAGGGGCTCGGGCCGCTGATACCGCGAGCCCCGGATATTGCCCCCTCCTGTTGCAACCAGGATTAACGGGGGCAAACTGTTTTACGCAGCCATCTCCCCGACCGCGCGGGACAGGCGAACATGGATCATCTGGTAGATCTTGTCGCCGTAACCTTCATGGATTGCGAAGGCAACGGTCGATCCTAACCATCCAGAGTTCTTCTTTCTCACCGTAATCCGCACCCCAAACCGAAACTCCAGTTCGTTGTAGATGCTTGCGAAGAGCGCGCCGGGACTACATCCCGTGAGTTGACAATAGGCTCTCGCTACGCGATTGATGGCGGATGAGTTCGTGAACCCCGGAAGGACGCCTAGCGGTTCGGGGAGATCACGCAACTCTGATCGGGCGAGTTCAGCATTTTTCTCAAGTCTGTCAAGCCGAGCGTCATAGATCTCGAACCGATCAAGAATTCCAAGTTCAGTGTTGCTGGTGATCGAGAGAGAGTACGCACCTGTCTTGCGAATACTGGGTAGGACCTCGTGAGTTATCCACCGCTTGAAGCGTTTCGCTTCTGGCTTCCTCGATCGAAGGATTAGGGAATAGAGTCCAGCTTCGTTGACAGTTTGGAGTTCCTGCGGCCCCCCAAGGGTCGTCACAATATGACGCCCCTTTTCATCATCATCCAGTGATGCCAGAGACCTGTGCGGCTGAGCGATCCCAAGCGCTTCGCACACGTCTTTGGCAATCCACTGTGGTTCGCCATTGGATAGAATGAGTCGCACTTCCCGCGACTCGAATGTAAGAATGGATGTCTCCATTTGGTATTTCCTTGAGCGGGAAATAGGGGTTGGGTTGCTCAAATCCACAACCCCTTATGCCCGGCCTGGAGAACTTGCAGGGACCCAGGCGGGCAAACTGTTTTGTAAGGTTTCCTAAGCGATTCGCTTGGAGGACTTGTCGAGGATCGGATGGAGAGCATCGGCCTGAAGAACTCTTTGGTCCTTCTTGATCGTTCGCTCGCCCTCATCCTCAAGGGCCGTGAAGGCTAGGTAGTTGTGCTCGAACAGGTCGGCGAGTTGCGCATCACCGCAAGCACGGAAGAGACGGCATTTGGTTTGCCGGTACCAGACTTGCTGCTCTTCGTCGATGGAGTTCCACAGAGGGTCGTTTGCTTCCTCGAACTCTAGATCACCAAGTTCATTCGACCTCGCATCCCATCGCGTCTCAATGTCCTTGATTACGGGATCGGTGTCGAGCTCTTCATTGAGCAAGTTGAGCACTACTCGGTAAACCAGGTAGCAATACTCGGGATAGGTGATTTGCCCCGCCTCGCGGGACTTGGCAAGTAGTCCAACCGCCTTCGGATCTGGACTCTGAATCAGTTCAGCATAGATAACTGCGAAAGATCGGGATAGTACACTTATCATCGTCGGTGGGCCTCCAACGCCCTTCGGCCACGGTCCCGGCTGTTGACGCAGCGCGGGGCCATTTGCTTTATAGTTATTTTACAGGAAAAACTCAGGAATACAAGAGCCTTTGAGAAAATCCTGTAAAATAACTACATGCCAGGTGGCAGACCCAAGAAGCAGGGCCCATTGCGGTCCCCAGTTTATTTCTCCCTTGACCCAAATACGGTCAAGCGTCTGGATGATGCATCCAAGACGTTGGGTCGGAAGAAGTCTCAGATCGTCGAAACGGCGGTTACCGAGTATCTCGACCGGGTTGAAACAGAAAAGCCCCAGAGCTAATCTCTGAGGCTTTCAATTCGTGCGGGCGAGAACCTCTTAGAACAGACCGGGAATCTTTTGCCTACTTTCAGGTTGTTGCAGCGCCTACGACTGCAATTGCGGGTTGAGGCGGGACGGTTCCCCGAAGCATAGGTTCATTGGGATCGTTTGCGACGCGTTCGCCATCTTTAGTCAGCAAATCAATCAATTCCTTTGCTTCCTTAACAGCCTTTTGAGGATCATCTTGGATTGGCTTGCCGAGTTCATAGTCGGCTCTGATCCGCTTTTTATGGAGACCCCTGCCTCTTGAGCCAATATCCTTGGTATTGAGGTCGGCAGAATACCAATTCCATAAAGCTTTGTGAGACGAAACTTTGGGAGGCTTTTTGTAACCCCTCTTTTTCGCCCACGCAAGAGCGGCGTGATAACACGAGTAATAGGAGTGCCTGATAGCATCCCGGGCGAAGAGCTCATAGCTGTCTTCGCCCGGAGTCGCATGGATCGCAAGGGCTTCTGCCCATCCGAGAATATCTGGAAACTTAAGCGGCATTGGGCTCAACCACACAGAAGATTAATTCGTCTTCGATGTGGCGAGCGGATTCTGGCATTCTGAACTTCACGATATCGTCCAACTTCTTTCTGGCTTCTGATCCGCTGATCTTAGCCTCAATATCGACAGACAATTCTGGTTCATCTTCAGAATCCGGGTCGGAAAATGCCTCAAACGAGACCTTTTTGACCCAATCCTCGTTCATTAGCAGCGTGATCAAATCCTTGGCCGCTGCCTGAAACTCGGGGCGCTCTCGGAGAAGGGCAAGAGTATCTTCAGAGGGGGTCATAAGAATGGACTCCTGAAAACCGTTGCTTAAAGCTTCGGTTTCGGAGCGCTTCTTCATCAGGTCAATTGCGACCCTCTTTTCCTCCAACGTGCAAGTGCTCATCATTCCTCCGTTCTTTACGTGCGCACACGAACTTCTCTCATCAAAAACTTGATGGATTATATACTCAAATGACGATTCGTAAACAATGTAGGTTCATTCTGAACTAGGCCCAGAAGCGCAATGATGCCGAGAACCAGGAGCTATGTCGTGTTACACTGAATTCCAATGGCAAAAGTCATGGCCCTTAAACCATGCCCGTTTTGTGGTGGCAACCTTCCTGAGCACTCACAATCGTGTGTGCATTGCGGGAGGTCTTTACAAATATCTTCTCAAACGGAAGAATGGCCCGACTGGCTTTTGAAATTGAACTCGCTGCTAACCAGCGAACGGTCTCCAATCTCGATTTCTCAGCTTTCAAAGACCGAATTACGAAGTGCGTTCGACGACGGATTGACGCCCGAAGAGTTTGCCAACTCACCTAGAATTTTCGTTCAGAAAGAGAATCCTGAACCTGTGGCCACTCCGGTTCCTCGCCAGAGCTATGAGTGGTCCAAAGCTCCCCCATATTCTTGGAAGCAGCCGCAAGAAAGGCCCGACTGGTGGTCATGGCGTTTTGTAATCATCGCCACAGGAATCATGCTGGCCGTCATGACGATTACAGGCATCATTGGCATTGTGCAGACTCAAAGATTGCAGCAAGAGATTATTCAAAGATCTAACCGATAGCGCCTAGGTTCATCTCTCGCGCCAAGCGACCGATCCCTAGTTGGCTTAGGTGACTTGGCATTCCGTGCCCTTTTAGATCATCGAATCTATCGCCCATTCGATTGACTGCGGAAGTGAATTTGTCGGCAGCGTTGTCGATCTTTTCCGCCGCTGATTTCATTGGTTCAGACTTCTGATCACCAGAGTCCATTAGCTTAGATAATCCATACATCGCGCCACCAACTATCGCTCCACCCATGAAGATTCTGCCAAGAGCAGATAAGTCTCCGGCCATGAATTCGGCTATGGCTGTCTTCACTCCAAGGTCTAATGCCGCAGCGGCTGCCATTCGAAAAGCTGCTTGAAGTTTTCCGACAACTCCAACAACAAGAGCGACCGCGCCGCCAAAAGCGGTCATCGCCACGATCCAATTCGGGACGCCTCCGAGAATGTCGTTCAGATTGCCCCACCAATTCGCGAACAGCGTCAGCAACTCGACACCCATAGTAAGGACTGGAAGTAGTTGCTCAGCAATCGGATAGATCACTCGTTGAAGAAGAGTCTCGCCCGCCATGTCACTGGCAAACGAGAACCTTTGGATAGCCTGGCTTGCCCCCGTATCGTAACTATCCGCCAGTTCCGTTACTGCTCGGCGTTGGTCGCTCGTGAGGCGAAGAAGCGGAAGCAACGACTCGGCGCCTTTTTCACCGAAGATCTCCGCCATGATCTGTGTCTTTCGGAGGCCGTCTTTCATCGTGCCAAGCCGTTCCGCGACCTGATTAAAGATGTCCAGGCCCGATGCGTTGGGATTTGGCATGATCCCCAACCGTGAAAGTCCGGCTTGCCCCTGTGCGGTGAAGACCGACCTCGAGGGTCTGGCAAGATCCTTAACGACCGAAGCATCAAGTCCGGTGACTCGCCCAAGGACGACAGCTCTCGCTGAGTCCTTAAGCGATGACCCCGTCAACTGCGATAGATTCATCACCTTCGTCGCAAAGTCGACATACGAGTCGGTCATCTTTGTGATGGCGAAGGCGACGATCGTGAACGCGCCAGCGAGCTTCGCCGCCCCCTTCAGGTTCTCGTTGATTACGTCTCGTGCGGCGACACGTGCCTCTTCGTAAGCTTGCTTCATCTCCTTGGCGCCAGAGGTCGTGTGAAACCTGTTCATCGCCGCCGCATAGCGTTCTTGCGCTGTGGACAGCTTGTTGAACGCTCCAAGGACCTGGTCTGCGCCAGTGGCCAGGAAGACGGTGACAAGTCGATCTGCGTGTGTCATGCGAAGGGTAGCCTCGACGCTTTAATGCGTTGGTGATGAAGAACGAGACGGAACGCCTCTCGGCGAGTTAAGCCCTTGAGGGCACGACGGGGGATGTTGCCAAGTAGATCTAAGCAGGCTTCTTCGATCGCGACCGAGATGTCGTCCGCTTCGATCCTTTTTTTTCGGAGGCCATTTCCCCTTGAATGGTCGCAGCATCCATCGAGGTTTCTTGCGCTAGCCACTTGAAGATTTCCTCCATCTTGGCAACGCCAACCTTACGCCCGAACATCGCCCATTCGTCGATCGACAATTTGGGCACCGCAACTTTAGCAAGAAGCGCAAGGGAGGCCAAGTAGATAGGATTTCTGACGGTGAAAGCTTCGCCAACCGGTGGCTGAACCTTGAGGGGTTCTTTCTTCAAAATGAATTCGCTGGACTGGCTGGAATACTCGTAGAAGTGGTCAGCCTCATCCATCACGTTCGGGTCCAACGTGATCGGCCATTCACGTCCGTTAGCAACGAAGACCTTCGAGACAACGGGACGTTGTGGAAGCTCGGTGGCGGCGAGGATATCTCCCAATCCCCAAGGGTTCGGAGTTGTTTGATTCTCTTCCATAATTATGCGTACACGATGCTGTCGCCGTTGAAGACCCCGCCAACGTAGGGGCCAACATTCTCGATGTCAAGAGACTCCGAAGCAGCTTCTTTATTGCGTTCGTAGGAAGCCTCCGAGATACCTCCAATGAGATATATCGTCCCACCACCTTGGACTTCCGTGAACTGGATGTAAATATAGTCATCATTGATGCCGAGAGCCAAAGCAGTCGAACCACCCGTCCGAACGACATTTGAGAGATTGGCTTTCCAGTCATATGTGGTCCGCCGTTTCTCTTTGATCTGACCAGACGATGGAGTGACATCCACCCAATCGTTGGAGATGGTGACTTTGATGTCCTTCCATACACCATAAAAACTGATTTGATTTCCAAAGACAAACGAGCCGTTTGCCAAGTCGTCACCGCCGGATTGGACGAGGTACACGTAGGCATCACGGCCAACAAGAACTTTGCTCATGATTAGGATCTCCTATTTGCTGTAAGCGCGGCGTTGTGCCTCGCGGAATCGGTTGAAGAACTTCTGATCTTCGACTCGGTGAATGGCCTCGATAATGGGTCGATGCCGCATCTTGTCCGTCCCTTCCATGGCCTTGGAGTAAGGCGCATCGTTCCAAAGCACGACGATCATGCGGTGAGGTGTGAAGGCTCCCGAGCTTCGCCAAGAGCTATCGAATAGACCTTCTTGCTTGTTGATGATGGCGAGGTTTCCGCCGTTTGGCACTGGCCCGCGAGGACCTCGCCAGTTCGACCTTCCATACCCGTACGGGTGATTGAGACCAGGTGGCGGTTTCGATAACTCTGCTGTGCTGGTGGTACCGTGACTGAATGAGTGAGCCGCAAACTCCACGCTGCCTCTTGAGGCAAGAGTGGCCCGCTGAAGCTCTTTTTTGAGTGCGATCGCCCGTTCGCGATTGATCTTCGCCAAAGCGGCTGCGTTCGTCCTCATGTCCTCATCTCGGCGCCCAGAAGAAACACTTCCGCACCGTTCACGTGTAGGCCCTTTAGGTAGTCGTTCGCAACCTGGCGGGCTCGATCAAACATCCAATCGAGAAGCTCTTTTAGCCTTGGGTCAAGAACCTTTGGCCCATCCCAATGCATACAGCAACTTCCCGCTTGGTCAAACGAGAACGCCGCAAGATGCGATCTCGCCAAGTCATCGTTGAGACGAGTAGTAACTCGAAAGTCATAGTCGGTTTCCGAGAGAGACTTGACCAAGACAATCGGGGTAGCAAACATCGCCGCCCGAGCATTCGCGCGTTCAATTTGAGGGGTGAGAATCATAGGACAAGGGAATCCTCGATGTAACACTCGATCGAGAGGACCGAGATGGTTATCTCGCGTTGTTTGTGTTGGGACGCAAACCGCTGCTGATACTCGTTTCGGCGATCATATGGCGTACTGACGACTCGTGTCTCGTAGGCACTGGCCTCCGGCGTCTCGCCAAACATCTGATAGTCGGCAAGGATCCGCTGCTGAAGCGCAAAGAGCTCCTCGCGTTGTCTTTGGGCGTTATCGATGCCAGCCAGAGTCTTCCGAACGATGACGATGTCGACCGGCACGACATGCGCCACATCTTGAACGGCGAGATCAATTTCCGAAGGCGACTTCGCGACGATCACCGCGTAGTCGAGCTTTAGCTCTTCGCCGACCGTACCGTCAGGCAGGGCCTCTGGAATCCCAGTCAGTCCGGGAAAGACCGACTTGATGTTGTATCGAATCGCGGGTATCAAGCCGCGGTGGTTGCTTCTGCTGACTACCGCAAGTCCTTGACCATTGCGGAACTCTACGGAGTTCACGTGCGCGACCGCTTCGACTCCGCCAAGTTGATGACCCATCGAGAATCCAATGGTCTCGATGTTGTTTCTCGTCTCCGAGGCAGTCAAAGAATGCGCTTGAGCAAATGTCGCCTGGGACACGAGCTTTGCCAGGTCAATGACGCCCACGCCATGGGCATTCCGCACCGATCCACTCGCCGGCGTGATGATGACGTCGGCAGGTGATAGGAATTGACCGCCATGGCGGACGGAAATCGTCTCCGTGACCGTGAAACCGGTGTCTAGGCTGAATTGTCCGCCATTCTTGAATGAGACTGCATCAACGACCGAAATAGGCGCGGTGAGCGTAAACCGCCCGCCGTGCTTTAGGATCGGAGTCTCAACTGCTCGGATGAGATCTGCCGAGCCTAGCCTATGAGCATTGCTGAACGACGCTGATGTGATCCAAGCCCCGGCCTCAGATTGTTCAACACGCTGAGCGTTTTGAAATTCAACGGTGTCAGTGATCTCGATCGACGACGATCCACCGAATATTTGTCCGTTCTTAAAGGAAGGCGTTTCCGTGGTCGCAATGGACGAAGAACTTGCAAACCGATGTCCCTGCAGGAAGGATAGAAACTCGTAAGCAATGCTCCCGCCAGGCGTATAGGCGCTGATTGCTACCAACCGCTGAGCGTTCTTAAAAGCCAGACTCTCGGAGATTGCAATGCTTGAGTTGTTTGCCCAGCCGATTCCGTTGTTGAAGGATACGGTTTCAGTTCCGCTTACTGGCGGTGGACCTTCGATCGAGAAGAACTGTGCGTTACCAAACGACACAGTTTCTTCATAAAATCCTGGAGTCGAAAGAGAGTCGGTCGCGGTGAAGGCTTGTGCGTTGCTAAACGATATGTTTTCCGCTGATCCACCGGATGCGGTTACACGCGGAATCTTGGAATAGGCAGTAAGAGCAAAGCCGCCATAGATGAGTTTGAAGTCGAATGTGTCGCCAGGCGAGACGTCCGCACTCCGTAGTTGAAAACAAAACTCAACCTCATTGTCGGAGCCCGGCGCCATAAACACCGAACTCGAAACGCCCGTTGTTTCCCACGCGCCTACCGACGCAAAGGTGTTTGATCCATATTGAGTGAGTTGGCGAGTGATCGTGTCGCCATCCGCAAAGTGTGACGACAAGCTCGCGCGAACGTTCGTCGATGCGCCCGTTACGTTGTTGTAAGAACCTCCGTTCTTGGAATACTGAAGTTGAACGACGCCAGGCGGCGGGCTGATGCCAGCTCCGACCGCGGTGTCCGAAATGACAAATCGAAGCCGAATATTCGTATCAAGCGAAGCCGAGATATCGACATCTTCAGCCGCCGACCATGTTGCCGGGTCCGCCGTGCCGTCGTCGTTCGCAAATCGCGCGTGACGCTGATCGAATTGTGTCGGCCCTCCTGCTGGCATAGTGGTTTCTCGACTGAGAAGAGGTGCCGGGAGAATGATTCTCCCGGCTTACTAGCCCTGGGTGTCGAGCCAGTTCATGTTGACGGTGATCTGCGACCCATTCGTGACGTTGTACGTCGTCGAGAGGGGAGCCGATCCAATGAGAACGCCCGTGTTATCGCTTGTAGACGCCAATGAGGCGTGCGTGATGCCGGAGAAAGTTCCAGTGAAGGTGAATGTCTGCGCCGCGACCGTGAGCACAGAATCCGCACCACTGAGCGACTCGGGGAAGTTTGTGGCGTTGAACGCGATCGTCTTTCGCGCGTAACCCGCGCCCGAGACTTCGTTCAGGTTTGAGGTGAGAGTGTCGGCGGCGGCGGCGTCACTCGGCCGTCCCGAGTTTCCGTCTAGCTGCCGAAGCAACATGTACAGATTGGCAGGACGGGCCGTCGATCCATTGAGGATCTGGTTGACCCACCGGCGTCCGACCGTGTGCATGATTTGACTGCCCATGATAGGTTCTCCTTAGAGTTGGGATTGCTCGCCGGGTGGGTTCCCGTCGAAATCGTTAGGCGATGCCATCTGGAAGGACCTTTAGGAACTCCAGTAGAACGCGAATGTGAGCGGTTTCCTCGAAGCGGGCACGTACAGCAGGTTTGCCACGAATAACCCAGCACTCGCCTGACTGATCCTGGATGACGCGGCCATTCTTGATGTCCGTGCGATTAGCGTTCGTAACCTCAAAGTAGGCGATGGCGGCTAGAGTGGCGTCCATTCCAATGGCCAGAGCGGAGTCTTCGGCTTGGCGACCACCGCGGTGGATGTTGCAAGGGATTCCACCTCTGAGTAACTCCGCTGCTTCGGGAAGCACGTTGAGAGTCGCATCGATTTGCAACTCCGTCGTGTAGAGCTTCACCTGCTCCGTAAATCGGTCGGCAACTGGCATGGCGCTAAAAACTCGTTTGGCCGTCTCGGGTCACGATCTCGCATCCACAATTGAAGTAGCACGGAGTCTTGCACTCACCAGGAACGGTCGGCATCGCGGACTTCGAAATAAACCCTCGCGCGGCCAGTTCGGGACATGTGAAGTCGAATCCCTGCGTCGGTTGGCAGTGTTCCTTTTGACCGAGTTGCCACATCACCAGCGTGGTGAATGGGATGTTGTCGAACCATGCCCGATTTGCCGTTCCTCTGATTCGCTTCGAATAGTTGAAAAGCCTCGTGTTGATTGGATCCGTCCGGATCGATCCGTCTGGGTTCGTGTAGCGACCGTCGACGATGTCACGTTGCAGGCTTTCAAAAAACTCCTGTTGTTCGAGGACGATGGCCTCGGCCGCTTTGGTCTGCACTTCAGTCGAAGGGATCAGGCCAGCTTTGACCATTCCCATTCCATACGCAGTTTCGTGCGCGTCCTTGATGATCGCCTGAACACGTCCAGACCACTGAAGGAAGTCGATTTCGCGATCGCGGAGCATGCTCGTGGTGTCGAACATGCGATTCCCGATCAGCTGGATTAAGATCGGGAGGAACAGGATGAGGACCTTATCGCGATCTTCCTTCTCCAAACCGTCTTCGTCCTCTTCTTCATTGATGACGTACTGGTAGGGCGGAGCGGTCATGGTTAGCCTCCAACCGCGTACGGTCGAAATCTGAAGTATCGATCGAACTTCTCTTGCCGCATCTTCGCCTGCTCCTGAAGAGCATCCGCGGCCTTGGCAAGATCCACCGACTCATCGCCTTCTTTGTAGGATCCTTGTCGGCCAAGAGTGACGGCTCGCTGCGAGAGCGCTTTAGCTGCGCAAAGATCGATGATCGCATCGAGATCCGCGTCAGGAATGGTCTCGACCGTCTGTTGCGCGTTGTAATAAAAATCGAGTGTAAGGTCAGCAACCGGAACCGGCGTGATCTGTAGGATCGGTTGACCAGCCAGCGAGAATCGAAAGGTCACGCCAGATGGAAGAATATTCGCATTCGGATTTCGCCAGTATCCGGGATACGGAATGGCTCCGCGAACGTTCTGCGAAGCGTTTGGCGTCGGCCCAACAAGTCTCATCGCGTTGGTGTACGACGAATCGTAATAGGAGGACGTCTTCTTCACCAATGCCTTAGCACCGATGGCGATGTCCAGCGATTCCTGATCTGGCGATACGAAATCTGCCGGTAGCTCATAGGTGTCGACACCCGCGAGAATCTGCAATCCAACCGTCGGCTTGGTTACATAGGCGCCACGGGCATTGGTTTTCGTCGCTGCGCCAAACGTAATCCGAGTTGGAGCGCCAAGCGGGACCGGATACGAAGTGTCTGGCTCGACTGCTGTTAGTGTTAGCGTTTCTTGGCTTGCTCCAAGGCCGACCTTGACCAGGTCACCTACGGACCACGGGCCGCCGGTCACAGTAATCGAGGTGTCACCTGGGGCCAAGGAATCTTGAAGGATGCCCGCTCCGATCCGCCGCTGCACAGGGACGTACCGCGAGTACTCCCGAATCGCAAGAGCAATGGCCGACGCCCGCGCATCATCGCCAAACTTCGACCCGGTGGGGTCATCGAGCGACGACATCAGCAATTGATCGAGACGGGTGTAATCCATGAGGATAGGAAAGGCCGTAGTCGGATTTCCGACCACGGCCTTGGTGAGTGTCCGGCGTTACCGGAGGATGATCGTCTTGGCGACTGGGTTGATGATGTTCCCGCTCTGGTCCTGCACTTGCGGCGTGCAGAGGACCGAGTTCTCTTCGCCGTAGTAGACCTCTTTGGCGATGATCAGACCGTTCGCATCGTAGCTTGGGTACGGTCCCTTGAGTTCGAAGGGAGTGTCGATGCCGTACTTCGTCGAACCCTTTCGAGTGAGAAGGATTCGTCGATCGAGGCCGTTCCACGGAGCGTTGATGCGCGCCATGTTGATTCCGGTTCGCCCGCCGAAGTACTCGGGCGTCGGGAAGAGTTCCGATCCCTTGGGCGAGTTGAGCTGATAGAACAACGTTGCCCGCGTGATGTTGGTGGACGCCACCAAGCTCATAACCGCGAGGTTAGGCTTGCTGTACCGAGGAGCACTTCCCATAACCGCCGCAGTGTTGTCGAACTGCCCAAGCAATCCATTCAAGTACTGCTCGTAGGTGATGCCCGTCCCAAGCGTGACGTTGTTGATCTGGAAGTTGTCGAAGTTCGTCGCGTAAGCGTAACTGATAGTGGCCGTGCCACCCGTCAGGACGCCCGCGCCATTGCCCCAACCTGCAGCCGTATAGCCAGCCGCGTTGAAGACGACAACTCCATTCTCCCAGTCCACCGCGTAGGTCGGTGAGGCCAACCCAGGGATCTGCTGGATTGCCTTGTTGACGTCAAGATATCCCATGACCTGAGCGCCCGCACCACCGATGGTGATCGGATTCTTGGTCGTGGTCGTGACCTGACCCGTCGCATTGAGATCCGTCTGCACTCGGGGGCGAACGATCGGATCAGAACCATACGCGGTGCCCATGTACGGGGCCGACGTTCCGTTACCTCGAGTCTTCACGCGGATGCCAGCAACCACGCCCGCGCCGTAGGTCGCGTAAGCGTCCGTGGCAAGGACAACCGCACCGCTGGCAACCTTGGTCGGGTTCAGGTTCACGGTCACGCCGCCGGCAGCGTTGTAGCTGGACTGGTTGGCGAGAGACGGCGATTCAGCCGCCACCGTGACCGCACCATATTCGTCGGAGATGGCCAGCATCTCATCAAGAATTCCCTTATCAACACGGCGGCTCTTGTCGTATCCAAGATGGAAGAGCGTTCGCCCAACGACGCCGTAGTTCGCCGGACCGTTCCCCATCGCCTTGATCGCATCGCGAGTCATCGATGCGGCGATGCGTCTCCATGCAGGCGCAAACGACAGCCACACCGTCTTGACCGTTCCTTCGTCGATACCTGATCCTTCAGGTGTGAAGAGGCCCGCGTCGAAGGTTCCACTCGCGGCGCCGTAGCCCGCTGGATTGGAGTAATACTCGACCGGAACGCGGAGAACTTGGCCGATACCTCCAACCGATTGTTCCCAACCCACGCTACCCGAGGCCCGCATCCCGGGACCGATGCCCTGAACGAAGTCCAGGCTCTGCATGTCCTGGAAGCTTTGAATGATAAATGCGTTTGCGATCGTCGGCTGATTGAACAGCTGGCTCGTGGTCGTCGCGTCACCGCCCACCAATTTTTGCATTCCGTCGAAGAACGCCTTGTCGGAGAAGTTCGCCTCGCCGTCGATTCGCTTAAACCAGGCCTCGACCGAGTCGCACCCGGCGCGGCTAACGGCAAGTTCCTCGACAATTCGATCGGTGAACTTTCGGTTGTGCTCACGTCGCTTCTTGACATCAGGATCATCGGGATTGATGTCGTGAGACGTTGCGCGGCAGTGATCGTCCGCCGCTGCGAGGATCTTATCGACGCCTTCCATCCACGGCTTAGCCGTCGATTTCACGCGAGCGTTAGCGCTTGCTGGATCGTTCACGGTGTCTCCCTTGACGAAGCCAAGCTTCGCCAATCGTTCGGGGGCGAGGATCTTCGAGAGTGACTCGATTTCGTCGTCGACGAGACCGGAGACCGACTCAGCACTTTGAGCGAGCTTTCGAACTCGACCGACAATGTGATCTCGCTGCTCGGTCGTGAGCTTCTCAAGTCGCTTATCGTCCTTTAGGGAATCGACCGCGGCCTGAATCTCCTCGTCTCGCTTCTTGTCGGCTTCGGCCTTTTCCGCGTCGCTCAGGAGCTTCTTGACCTTGTCGGCCTCTTCCTTTGTAAGCACTGGAGCGGGAGCCGCATCAGCCTTCATGCTCCCCTGCGAGTTCGGAACCGTGGCCGTGTTCGTAGCCGGGTCAGGACCGCGTCCATGCCGCTCGATTTCAGATCCCCAGCCGGGCCCGCCATTGCCAACCTGCGAAGCGAAAAGGAACGTCGGAGGCGTGCGATCGGGCACGTAACCACCTTCAGCCATGTCCGCTTCAAGACGCAACGCGGAAGGAATTTCCGCGGAGAGGTCTTCTTTCGAGTCGTGCGCCAAGACGAGCGCGTCGTAGAACGCCGTTCTGGCCGTCAGCACTTCCTGCTGTGGCGCCTTCTTGGTGATCAATTGCGCCACGGCTTCGCGAAGGCGCTTAAGTGTTTCGTTCATTTTGGGTTTGTCCTCCGCCGCAGAGTCACGGCGCTCGATTTCGTCTTCGCAAGCCTCAAGCTCTTGAAGCACTTCGTCTTTGAGCAGCACGAATTCGCCTGCTCCGGTGGTAGCGGGATTGTCGACATCGTCGACGGTTAGAAAAGTCTGCTCATCGGCAACAAAGACGCGTTTGCCCTGGGCCGATCGAAACCGGCCTTTCATCTTCCAGCGGACGGAAACGCCAGGTGGGTTGCCACGTCGATAGGCGTCGGCGAGTTCGCGGCCCTTCGGTGTATCGAGGATCGTTCGAGTCCCCCAAACCCAGCCGTCTTCGCCAACATCCTCGATGTCGTCGACACGGGCCGTTGTGTTTTCGGGATTGGCGACGTATTTCTCTTGGCCACGGACACGAACGACGTCCGGGTGTCGCCGCTCGCTGAGCATCGCTCCTGCGCGAGCTACTCGCCGTCCTTCATCTACAGAAGCTTGGAGCGACTGACGGGGGTAAAGGCGTGCGTTCTGGTTGATTGAGTCGGCACGCGTGAACTTTTGCCGGACGCGCAAAATGCCCCCATTCGCGCTATCCGGCAAGAGTTCGAAATCGCCGCTGCCAACCGGGGCGGCTTCGATCTCATCGGCGAAGATGACGTCCTCAACAGCGTCACCAAGGAGCTTATAATCCTGTTCCACCACTGTCCTCCAAGGTCTTTGAGGCAACTTGGCGAAGACCGATTAGCTCCAAGATGAAGTCATCGATACTTGGGACCGAGAACTCCGTGTCTTGCGAGTCCCTATAACCCGATTGCCGGGCATGGAGTGGGACATTTGCGAGGATTTTGACCGTTGCGGAGCCGTCTGCTCGGACGATCCCCTCGCGCCATCCGCATTTGCTTTGGAGATAGACCTCACCATCTACAGGTGTCGTAACAAACCACCCAGCCATGGCAGTGGCGACCTTGGCTTCCGTTAGGTCGTAATCAACGTCGTCCTCATCGAAAACCGGGACGGGCTCTTCATCGGTGATAGGTCGACGCCAGACGCCGTCCTCGTCTTGTTTCCAAGCCGTGATGTCGAAAACCGTGTTTCCTTGAAGCCACAACCGCTGTTCGTCACTCAACGCGTGAGGAGTCGGCAACTGCCCCTGCGTGATCCTTTCGATAAATGCCTCGAGTGGGCAATCGAGCGGGGTCATCGGATGCATCGGGAAGGAGCCTTCCTTCTGGAGGAATGGATCGATCTCGCCCTCGACAAGTGGCGATTCTTGACTCAAAAGAGCATTCAGTAACTCTTTGGTCGTTGACTCAGGGTCAGGCACGATCACGGACTTGGTGTCTGGGACATCAGCCTTCGGACCATCATCCTCTCCATCGTTATCCTCATCGGTGATGGGGCGACGCCAGACGCCGTCCTCGCCATGCTCGAACGCTGATAGGTCTGCCTGCATGTCGTCGAGCCATTTGTGTTGGTCTTCGCTCAACGCGACTGGCATGGCTGCTTCTGGCCGGGTCATGTACTCTTCGAAGTCGTCCATCGACATTTCAAGAGGCATCGATCCCGCACTCGTTTGAGGAGTCTCAGATGGCGGGTCAGCGGTCGGATTCGACTGACCAACAGCCGCCAGGATAGTCGCGAGAACATCCTCTTTTTTAGCGCCAATCGATGGGACTTTGATGTTGTTTGCCTTTGCGAACTGCTTGAGTTCAGGCAAGGTCATTTCGTTAATGCTCGGCGCGGCGGCCGGTGTCTCAGTGCTCATGTGTGTTCACCTGCTAGTTCACGGGCGAAGGTTTCGCCTTGCCGTTGGAGAGTTTTGAAAGTTGAAGGTCTTGTTGCCGACCAATTTGAGCCGCTTGCTGCTTCTCTTCGTATTCGCGTTGGTCGGAGATCTCTTGCTCAATGCGCTTCATTTCCTCCTCCGGATCATCGATATCCGTGAACTCGGCGAGGATTTGAACGGCGCGTTGGAATGAAATCAGAGGCGTCGGCTTAGCGGATCGCAGTTTCGTGACCCAATCGATCACTTCTTGAGGCTTTTCGATCGATCCGGACGGGATCCGAACCGTGAAATCTATGAACTCTGGAAGAATGCCGGCGAGGAGAAGTGCGGTTTCGAAAATGTCCTTTACGACGGCCTCGATGATCTCCGTAAGGACTTGAGTTTCCTTGAGCCACTCTTCGCGAAGGTCCTTGACGACGTCGCGATTGATGGACTCAGAGTCGAGGTTGAAGATCGGACCGGGAGTCGGCAGATCGCCGGAGACATACACGTTTTGCGCATATCGAATGTCGTCTACTTCGTGAACATTGCGGTCACCTTCGAGAACCTCAGCCTTAACAAGACCGTTTCCATAGATATCGAGTGCGATGTCCATCGGGTCGAAGACATCACGCCTGCCTTCAACTTTGCCATTGATCTCTCGAAACTCCTTGACATGCTCGGCCTCTCCGGGGCTACCCTCAGTACCAATGTTCCAGAGGACTTGTTTTGCCGCTCGGCTCATTCGACGGACCGATTGAGCTTCCTCGGACAGATTTAGAAGATCCCAATGGCGCCGACCGGTGAGAATCTCTGGCTGTCCATATCGTTCGCCATCGATTGCGTCCCACTTAACGTGAGTGATGACCCATTGAGCAAATGACGCCACGGTCTCTTGCGTGAGGACGTCGATCTGTTCAAACGCTTTTACCGGGTCGATAAATTCATCCGTGTCATCGGTCAAGCGCTCCATCGATGCCGCCGGCATGCGCTTTACGTCTACTAACCGGCCTTCGCCAGCAATCTTCTGAACAAAGAGATCGCCTTCGACGATGAGCATCCAAGCCCACGAAAACAGTTTCGGCTTTACGATCTCCTGCACTTCATCGGCGATGGCTCTGGCTTGATTAGCCATTCCCGACTCACCGTCGACCATGATAGTCGCGCCTTTTCGGACGGCTTCTCTAGCGAACTTCTTGGTTGCCCGTCGCGCCCGACCGTCATCATCGATCATCTTTCGACAATCGGAGATGACTGCCCATCGGTCGTATCGCTGCTGGATATTCAGCAGGTGCGCGATCGATGGCGAGGTGGTACCCGATGTACCCTGTTCCGTCGTTTGTGTCGGATCAACCCTCTTGAATGCTCGATTGAAGGCATTCTGGATCCGCGCGATTAGACCTTGAGCCTGTGGCTTGACATGCTGCGCCGGTCGAAAGGCAGTAACTTGACCCGAGTCAATGACCAGGCGGGTGCCGTCTTTGAGCTCGAACTCCTGACGTGTGGTGCGTGGCATGAATTACCTGCTCCGCTTAGGCGGAATGATTCGACCGGACGAGTCTTGGCCGACCGCGTCTTGGCTTAGGTTCTTTCTCATCAAATGTGGAGGAAGGCCCGTGGACTGCGGCTTTGAAGTCAGAACGTCAGACCGCAACATGAGGAAATTGAAGGCATCGGCGCCGGCGTCGACCTGGTCATCAAAGTCGTGTGACTCGTCTTCGCAAAATCGTCGATACTCAGTGAGAAGCGGTCGAATCCAGTGAAGGGTTTTCCCCTCCAGTTCCGTTCGCTTAGTAACCTCATCAAGGAACCGGTCAATGGCAGGTAGGCGCGGATGACCATCTTGCAAAAGGCGGACATTGCCTTCGTTCCAGCGAGCCGCGTATTTTTCTGCCCGCTTCGCTTTAGTGCCGGTGACGGCTTCGATGACGGCGCCGTGCTTGCGCTGGTCCTGCTGCGCGACTTTCTTGCCCGCCGATCCTGGATCCTGAGGCATTCGAACGTGGTACTTAGCGCCGAACCTCGATCGATCCCAGGCGGTGACCATCGCGACCAACGCGTCCACGTTGTCGGAGCTGAGTTGAGCACGAACGACGTCGAGTATCCAAACAACACCATTGGCCGTTAGAGCCATCAGCACTCCGACGGTAAAGTCGCCCGCACCTTGAGTCGCCGCCGTATCCCAAGCTCGAACTATCCGAACAATGCTATCGGCATTGAACTCTTGGACAATGATCGCGGCTTTCTCATCGAAGAAGTAGCCTGTACCTGCGTAGACCTCATGCTGCGCTTCCTCCCGGAAGGCGAGAATGCCCCAATCGAAAATCTGCTTTTGGCAGACTTCTAGGTCTTGCCCGACCCAGGTCGGATCCCCACCAATGATGAAATGGCGCGTTCGCCCATCCTCGCATACGCGGCCCTCAGTTTGGAGGTTGATGACCGCAGGCTCAAGGTGGACTTGGCGATTGGCAAGGAAATCGGCGCGACCGTCGTACAGTTGGGCAAAGATGCCATCCGGAATGATTAGGTTTTGCCCGCCGATGACGGCGCAATCTGTCGAGCCAGCGGGAAGCAGCTTCTTGGTTATCTGACGGATCTTCTTGGCTGTGGTCTTCGCCGTATCCTCAGTGCCGTCCAGGTCATCGAAGACGATCAGGCCAGGTCTGAAACTTCCAAGCTTGATACCGCGGGCGGCAACGTCGAGGCCAAGTGCCATGACGTTGAAGCCATGCGCTGTACGGAGCTGATCCTTTCGCCAGCCCTTTTGATTTCCGAAGACGCCGGTAAGACGTTGAACACCTATCGCCTCGAGGTAGTCACCGATCGACTGAACGTGCTCACGAGCCTGGTCTTGAGTCTCGGAAACGTAGAGGACGAAGGGACGGGACAGCTTAGCGCCGACATACGCGACACCTAGTTCAAGCGTCGTCGACTTTGCGCCTCCTCTTCCCCAGATCTCGATGTCAGGATCAGGCGGAGGACAGTTGAATTCTAGTGAATCAAACCAGTCCCAAACACGTTCGTGGCGCTTTGCAAATGGCTTGCTTGCGACGTGGGGGAAATACTGCTTGATCCATGATCGCCAGCCATCCCCTGGATAGAGCGCGTCATAAACCAGCGGATCGCTCTGTGTGTCCATCGTCTCACAAAACTGAAAACCCTCGACCGCGCCGAGCTGTCCCCAAACATCCAAGTCCGGGAGCGGTTCATCCGCTTTTCTCGGTTTCGCTCGTGCCATCGTCTAGAGGGAGCGCGGTCTGGCTCGGAGGTGGTCGCTTACTGGCCCTTTCAGCGGCCTCCATCATTCGAAGCGCCTTGTCCGAAAGGACACCGTGAAGCATCGCCATATCAGCGGCGCTTTGACGATTGAGCCAAGTCTTATCCTGGAAGTGCGCCTGTTGAACCGTCAGCGTTTCAAGTTGCGCATCGAGAAGGTTAAACACCCTCTCCGCTATGCTTTTTTTTTGCGTATGCACCGTATGCATACGGCCATCGGATACGGTCGGGGTTTGAACCTGAATGGCCGTATTTTCCGTATGCATACGGCTATCGGAAGCCGCATTCTTCAGAGAGTCGTGCCATCGCTGAACAGTGCCTTTCGAAAGGCCCAATTCCTTGGCGACTCCACCGATCGTGCCACCGGCGAGAAGCAGAGCAATGCCTTTGGCTTTGATCGCGTCGGGAATCTTCTTCGCCACATTAAAGCCTTGCTCCGCAACCGCAGAAAACGTCGCTCACCTTCGCGGAACTGATCTCCGGTGGGCTGTTGAGCGCGCGCTGAAGTTCGATCATCGAAGGATGGACCGCGCCATATCGCTGGACGACTCCGATGAACTCCTCAACGTCGTGGCCACGCATCGTGAACCTGGGCATCCCGTCGATATAGATCGGTTCACCGTGTCGGTCCATCGCTTGCCCGCAGTGATACAACTCGTGCTCTATGACTGAGCAAACCGAGGTTGGATCCGCTTCGATAAAGAACGGTGCGCAAAGAGTGATCACAAACGTGGGGAGCGCTCCGCCGTGCCACTCATAGTAAAGCGATTCTTGCCACTCTTTCTTCCCCGGTCCGCCGCCTCTCTGGCTTCCAGTCTGTGCGGTAGCAGCGACAACGCGGCCTTGGGATTTGAATGTGTGGCTTGACCAGACGAAGAGAATGGTCGCGAGATTGAGGTGATCGTGGTCGGGATTTGAAAGGGGACCGTCAGGGTCGATGAAGACGGACCTCGCCCATTCGCCGACGTCGTGAGCTGGTTTGAAAACTGGATAGTCAGCTTCCAGGATCTCGGGAGGTGGTTTGAACAAGTCGCACCTGAAATTCCACCGGATTCAAGTTGTTTTGAACCCGGTGGAATGAATGTCTACTACTGGATTTCTCTAGAACCGAAGATCGATGCCCGCGCCAAACGCCCAACCCGTGGGAGTGGATTGACTGACGATCGGTCCGGTTCCGAAATAGAACGTCGCCTGATCCGCAATTGGCTTTCGAAGTCCGACAAGAAAGGCTGCTACGGGAACCTTGCGCCTAAGCGTCATCCCTGCGAATGCATCGAGATCTGCTGACCATCCTCGGCCAAATACGTTGGTGAAAGTCTTAAGGCGGTTTTGTGCTCCTGCGGCGGCTCGGTCTTCGTTTGGGCCCGTCACTCGGTAAAGATAGGAAGCGGACCAGACAG